AATATGAGGTTTAAGGCCGTTGTGGAATTAGGATATAAAACCATACCGGTTTTGTCTGCTGTTGGCTTAAATGATGCTCAAATCAAGGAATTTGTTATAAAAGACAATGAACACTTCGGTGAGTGGGATTGGGACGTATTAGCAAATGATTGGGATCGTAAAGATTTGGAAGATTGGGGCCTTCAGGGATTTCCATTTGAAGGTGATCTAGAAGAAGAAAAAATAAAAGAAGTTGAAGAAAATAAAGAAACCTGCGATAAATGCGGACAGATTTTAAAAATATAAAAATATGGGTATTATAGTTTTTTTGGTAGGTTTTTTGGTTGTAAAAATTGCAGCTGAAACAATAGAATATTACAGTAATAAAAAAAATAACTTATGACAGCAATTTATTTTTTCATAATTTGGTTTGGTTTATATTTAATTTCTAGGGATTAATTTAAAATAAAATAATGAACGAAAGTAGACACATAAAAAAGGAATCACTATTAGCAGCACTCGAAAAATCTTTGGGTGTTGTTACCGTTGCGTGCAGGCAAACAGACACGCCAAGAAGCACGTATTATAAATGGCTTAAAGAAGATGTTGAATTTGCCGATCAAGTTAAAGACATAGAGAATGTAGCTTTAGATTTTGCAGAGTCACAATTACATAAACAAATACTTGCAGATTCTACAGCGGCAACAATATTCTATTTAAAAACTAAAGGTAAAAAAAGGGGTTACATTGAGAGGCAGGAAATTACAGGAGCAGACGGAATGCCGACTAACTTTTTAATTGAAATAATTGATAAGACCGAAGATTCAAACCAATAAGGTTTTCAAACATTTAGATAATTCTTCAGCAAAAATTGTTGTTGAGCAGGGCGGAACAAGGTCCGGAAAAACCTACAATATTTTATTGTGGATAATTTTTAAATACTGTTCTTTAAATAAAAATAAAGTAGTAACAATTTGTAGAAAATCTTTTCCTAGTTTACGTGCTACAGTAATGAGGGATTTTATAACAATACTTCAAGAGTATAATTGTTACTCAGAAATAGCGCATAATAAATCAAATTCAGAATATAGCTTATTTGGCAATTTAGTTGAATTTATATCTTTGGATCAACCGCAGAAAATTAGGGGCCGGAAAAGGGATTTACTGTTTGTTAATGAAGGTAATGAATTGTATTATGAAGATATGCAACAATTATTATTCAGAACTCAGGACCGGATAATATTAGACTTTAATCCATCAGATGAGTTTCATTGGATTTATGATAAATTAATCACTAGAGATGACTGTGACTTTTTTAAAACTACTTACCTAGACAATCCATTTATAGAAGAATCTATAATAAAAGAGATTGAACTCTTAAAAGATACAGATGAGCAGTATTGGCAAATTTATGGTTTAGGTGAGAGATCAGCAAGTAGAAGCACAATTTTTCAATATGTAGAAGTAAATGTTATTCCGGATGAGGCTTATTTACTTTCTTATGGAATGGATTTTGGGTACTCTAATGATCCGACTTCACTCGTTTCAATTTATATTTGGGGCAATAATATGTATGTAAAAGAACACCTTTACAGAACGCAAATGACTACCAATGATATTGCATCATTTTTAAGAAATGAAAAACTAGAATCAAATCCAATTTATGCAGATTCCGCAGAACCTCGTTTAATTGCAGAACTTCGCAGAATGGGTTTTAATATTTTCCCAAGCACAAAAGGAAAAGATAGTATTAATGCAGGAATTGATTTATTGAAAAGATATAAATTACACGTATTAAAAGATTCTACAAATGCAATTATGGAATTTAGAAATTACAAATGGAAAGAAGATAAAAGCGGAATGCTTCTAAATATTCCGGAAGACAAAAACAATCATATAATCGATCCCTGTCGTTATGCTGCATATTCTATTTTAAGCAAGCCAAACTTTGGAAAATACGCATTACATTAAAAATAGTTATCAATATATTTGTGTATAACTAATAAAAGCATTACATTTGTGAAGAACATAAAACAGATCAAATGAAAAATACAATTAAATGCGAGGTATGCGAATGGGAAAACCACGAAGATAATTTTTGCTGCGAAGGCGAAGATTGCGGAATACCTTTGGACCTAAAAATAGAAATTAATTCTTTCGGGCTACCGGAAATAAAATAAATAAAAACAGACATTATGAGTAACGAAAAAACAACAGTAGAATTACTAAAAGAAAACGGGATTTATTTAACTTATAAATTGACCCATTTAAAAAATGGCTATTTAAACATTTACGAGATTGAAGCAAAAATTTGTGGTATTTCTGAATGTCGAGAAGATTCTTTATTTATTACAACTATTTCCTGCAGGCCTTTAACCAATAATGAAGAAACTTTAATGGATGAATTTGCATTGGATTTAATGGATGAATATTTAAGACCGGAGGAAAACTAATAAAATTAATTTAAGTAGGTGTAGCTGACTGATAATACTGTCGCAGGTTTAAGGTATGGCTGCATCACTTTTTATAAGGGTACATATTACTCACGTAATCTTAACGAAGGTAAATAAATAAAAAATAGTTATCAAATAATTTGTTTATAACGTTTATTTTCACTATATTGAAATTGTTAGCAAATAAGCTATCACTTAAAAACAGACAAAATGAGAACCAAGACAGCGGTAAAACTTTTCAAAGTAAATTCAGAATATATTATTAGTATAACGAGCGATCATTTAGATGGGTACAGGGCAACTGAAGAAGATATAAAAAAAGTTAAAGGTTTAGGCTTAACGGATTTTTTTGAACTTTATGACGATGACGATATGAAGTATTATTCAGGTTATGCAAACTTAGATTTAATGGCTGAAAAAGATTTAGATGAATTTGACATTTTAAACATTGGAATGTCGCACGCCGGATGCACCTATATGAAAACTAGAAGTAAGAACGGGAAAATGGAAATGGTATAATATAAACTTTTAACTTAAAATATAAAAATATGGAATGGTATGACGATTTAAATCCGGTAGACGAAAAAGAAAACGAATGCGGAATGTGTGGAAAAGCAATTGAGGACGATAAAGATTTTTGTTCAGCCGATTGTTTTAGAGAAGATAATAGGTAGGTATAAAATTGGGTTACTTACTTATACAGGAGGGTCAGAAATGGCCTTCCTTTTTTTTGTACCTTTACTTTTATAAAAAACAAAATTAAATACGTTATATTATTATGATAAAGGTAAAAATTCCAACATCACTAAGCGAGATTACTTTAAGACAGTATAAACACTTTCTTAAAATTTCTGAAGACGTTAAGAGCGATAACTTTATGAATGCTAAAATGGTCGAGATTTTTTGTTCTCTTAAATTAGCAGAGGTAATGAAATTAGAAGTCAATGCTGTAGATGAAATTGTAGAAATGATTTCAAAACTATTTGAACAAAAACCTGCTTTAGTTACTAGATTTGAATTAAACGGGACCGATTACGGCTTCCATACAGGGCTAGATAATATGAGTCTAGGGGAATATATAGATTTAGATAATAATATCGGTGATTGGCCTAATATTGAGCGAGCAATGAATGTTTTATATAGACCGGTAGTTTCAACGTTGAAAGAAAAATATAGTATATCAGAATACGAAGTAGGAAACGAAGCAGATATTTTAGATATGCCAATGGATGCGGTTTTATCTTCAGTTTTTTTTTTGTGGAATTTAGGGATGGAATTATCGCAAGTTATGATGAACTCTTTGGAGGTGGAGGAAACGGAAGCCTTGACGAAATATCTCAATTCTCAGGAAAATGGGGGTGGTATCAATCAGTTTACAGTCTCGCTGACGGCCTTATTACAAGATTTGAATTTGTCACTAAATTAGGGATACACGAATGCTTGCAGATGCTTACTTTCAAAAAAGAAAAGGCAGAGATTGAAAACAAACAAATGAAAAAAAAGTTTAACTAAATGAGTATAGAAGCAAATATCGGAATCCGGGGATATTATAAATTAACGCAGGAAATAAAAAATGCGTTATTAGAAGATATAAATATTAACACAGTCACCACCGGAGACATAACTGACGTAAATTTAAACAAACAGGATATTTTTCCATTGGGACATATTATTGTAAATAACGTAGTTGATGACAGGCAGGTCCTTCGATTTAGTATAAGTATTTTAGCTTGCGACCTTGTAAATTATTCAAAGACAGAAACAATAGACAAATTTGTAGGAAATAATAATCTGCAGGACGTTTTAAATACTCAATTATCAGTATTAAATAAATTAACCCAAAGATTAAGATTAGGCGATTTGTACACAGATATGTTTCAGGTTGAAGGTACTTCATCAATGGTTCCGTTTTTTGATCGTTTTGAAAATCAACTTGCCGGATGGACCTGCACTTTAGATGTTTTAGTTTATAACGATATTTTAATTTGCTAAAATGAACACGAAGAGATTAGAAGCTGTTTTAAGCACTTTTGCTAGCAATGTGGTACAAGAGGCTAAGAACAACCTTAAAAGTGACGTAAACAAGTACGGACAGAACAAAGCAGGGGGTGATTTGTATAATACAATGACCTATAATGTACAAACTGAAAAAGATTTTTTTTTAATTGACTTTTTAATGGAGCCTTACGGTAAATTTGTAGACAAAGGAGTTCAAGGAAAAACTTCGACTTATCCGGCTTCAGCACTTTCTGATTTTCGTTATGGAAGTGGAACAGGTCCAAAAGGTGGGTTGAAAAAAGGAGTTACCGAATGGCTTAATAAAAAGAAATTTCAATGGCGTACAGAGTTGGGTCGATTTATGTCTTACGAAACAATGTCGTGGTTAATTGCTAGGAGCATTTACAATAAAGGTATTGAAGCAAACCATTTTTTCACTAAACCTTTTGATCAACTTTTAGAAGATTTACCAAAAGAAATGGTAGAGGGTTTTTTCTTAGACGTAGAAGACGCAATAATATTAGGAACAAAAAAATAAACAATGGCAAATATAGCATTAAGAAGTCCACAGTATAAAACCAAGTCTACATCGGCATCTGCTAATTCAATACAATTAACTTTAACAATTGATGGAACTCTAAGGTACACGGTAAATAAAAATAGAGCAACGGTTTTAAATGGTGTGTTTGAAATAGCTGAATTGTGCAGGGATTACTTGACAATAAGTTATAGTTCTAATAACTTTCCCCAAAAAATAAATATTACTACAACCCTGACTGCTTATACAGGTTTAAATGGAGAGGGTAGTGTAGTCGGCAGCCCTACTGTTTTTACAGATGTTGGGTGGGAAGCTTATGGCCTTTATATTGACGGTGCTAATCCTGTAAACCCTGTAAATACTTTTCTAGGTACTTGGTTAATTGCACCAATAAAATCAGAATCTTATTTCGTTAGAGATTTTGAAATATTTGTACCTATTGGCGAGGGTGGTTTTATTTCAGGAATGAATGGTGGAGGTGTTAGTTCTTCTTATGCTTACACTTCAGCATCGACAAGTATTTCGGCAGGTTCTGCTATTAGTGAAGATTTAAAAATAACTCGCATAAATTGCAGTAAATACGGAAACGGAAGAAAGATAAATTTTATTAATAAATACGGTGTAGCGCAAGACCTTTGGTTTTCTTTAAAAGAAGTTCAAAAACTTAGCAGAAAAAACGAAACGTATCAATCAAACACAATTCGTTTTGATGACCCTGACCCATATTACATAGTAAATGATGCACCTGTAAAAACCTTTAATACACAGGCTAAAAAATCTTATACTTTAAATTCAGGTTATTATCCTGAAGGTGCGGTTGAATATTTTGAACAGTTACTTTTAAGTGAGTACGTTTGGATGGTAGTTTACAATAAGAGAAATCCTGCATCAGAAATTGTAATACCTGTACGTGTTAAGTCTTCAAATATAGAATTAAAAAAATCTATAAATGACAAGTTAATAAATTACACAATTGAATTTGAAGATGCGTTTGATTACATAAATAACATACGATAACATAGAAATAACATAGATGCAAAAATTACAATTGTATATTGAGGGGCAAAGGTTGGATTTATTCAAAGATGAAAGCGTTTCGTTAACAGAAACAATTCAAAATGTCAAAGATGTTTCTAAGATTTTTACATCGTTTACAAAAACATTTTCGCTGCCTGCAAGTAAGGTAAATAATAAGATTTTTAAACACTATTATAATTTTGATATTGTAGGGGGGTTTGATGCGAGAATTAAAAAAGATGGTAGAATAGAATTAAATACAATTCCATATAAAACAGGTAGAATAAAACTCGAAGGCGTTGAATTAAAAAACAATGTTGCTCATACTTATAATATTACTTTCTTTGGTAATACGGTAGAATTACCTGATATTTTAGGCGAAGATAAATTAGGTTCTTTATTTTTTTCAAGTTCAGATTATAGCATACCTTATACATCTGCAAACATAAAATCATATATGGGTGAGGTTGGTGACAGTAAGATCATAGCGCCATTAATTACTCATACGGATGGAATTTATTATAATTCAGGTGAAGACGTAGCAGGAACTAATAATGTTAGTTTTAGTAATGGAGTGGTTAAGGGGCTTAAATGGGACCAATTAAAATTTGCTATTAGATTGTATGAATTAATCTTAGAGATTGAGGCAAAGTATAACATTGCAGAGGGTTACTCGACTAACATAGTTTTTTCAAGAGATTTTTTCAATGTATCAAATCCTAGTTTTTACAACTTATATATGTGGTTACATCGTAAAAGTGGAGCAGTACAACCTGCGCAACAGGTGGCGTCTATTACAAGTCAAGTTGCTTTTGCAACACCTTCTCCGGCGAATGCTCATTTAATATCAACGGGCGCTAATATTATTACTCCTGCTGATATGTTAACCTATCCTAATAGAGTTATAACTAATAGCCTAAGTTTTACAACTACAAGTAGTACAGCTTATGTAGTAAATGTAACTTTAAACGGAAGCCCGTATTGGCAATCAACAAGTGCTTCAGGAAACCAAACTTTTACAAATCAATTTGCTTTAGTAGGAAACGGAGTTTTTAATATTTTTGTTACAGCAGCGGCATCTATTTCTTTCACAAATGTGGAATGGGAGTTTGACGGGGTTTATTATTTTGTTCAAGGTGGTAGCGCAAGTTTTTACACAGATACAGTAACTACAACTTCTTTTCAGATTACAAACGATTTTGATTTTTTAGTAAAAGAACAAATACCTGATGTTACTATAATGTCATTTCTTACAGGGCTGTTTAAAATGTTTAATTTAGTGGCTTATGTAGATGAAATAGGGACAATAGTAGTGAGACCTTTAGAGGCAGATAGTTCTTCTGTCTATGGAGCAGCAGGGAATTTATCGTATTATACAGATTCAGATATTAGCGGAAATGATGCACCGATAAATTATAATATTTCTTCATTTATTGATACTAATAAAAACAAAGTAAACGTAGCTTTACCTTACAATGAAATTGTTTATGGATATGAGGGTACAGGTAGTATTTTAGCTAAACAACATAATCAATTAGCAGGTAGCAATTGGGGAGCGTTAAGTTATTCAGGTGACCCACAAGGTCAAACAGGGGGTGTGAATTATAATGCTTCTACCGAGATTTATAAAGTTTTAGTACCATTTGAGCATTTTAAATACGAAAGGTTAATTAACGTCACAGGTAGCGTTGACACAACAATTCAATGGGGTTATTCTGTAAATGAAAATCAACAACCATACATAGGGAAACCTTTAATTTTTTACGCTATATATAGAATCGGAGGAATGACTCCAATTTCATTGGTTACAAGTGCAACTACTGTTACTCAGGTATTAGGATATACGATACCATCAAATAGTATATATATAAGTGCGCAATATCAGGGCAGAGAAAACATAAATTTCAATAATGAAATAAACGAATACACTAGAACAAATGAGTTTAGCGACACTTTATTTTCAGCCTATCATTCTCCATATATTATAGATGTTTTTAACTCTAGCAGGAGAATAACCAAGGTAACATCATATTTACCGTTAAGAATATTATTTGATTTTAAACTAAATGATACTTTTGAAATAAACTCACAAAAATATATTATTAACTCAATCACTACAAATCTACAAAGTGGAAAAAGTGATATGGAATTATTAAACAAGGTATGATAAAAAATATATTAGATTTACTAAAGATTGCAAACGGAGAGACTGAGAATATTAAAATTGCTCAGGGAAAATACGGATTACCAACAAATGTAAAAGACGCTTTTAAAAAGATTAAAAACAATATCAAATGGTAGAAAAAGATTACACGGTAAAAGTTTCCACGGCGGATGCAGTCAAAAATGTTGACAAACTTACAAAGGCTGTAGAAGAACAAAATGATGAATTGCTGATAATGGAAGGGAAATTATTGGATGCGGAAAGGGCTTTATCAAAATTAGGTCCTAAACAATTAAACCGTATTAAAGATACTAAAGATTATATTAAGCAATTAAAGCAAAAAATAACACTAGAAAAAAAAGGTGCTAAATTACTTTCTGCTTCACAAAAAAAGGCTACAAGAGATTTAGTAAATGCTAAAAAAGCTAGTGTAGATTATTCAGGAGTTGTTGGAAAATTAGATGCTCAAACCGGGGGTCTAATTTCAGGATTTAGCGGAATGGTAAAGGGGTTGAAAAATGCAACCAAAGGTTTTAAGACAATGAAACTTGCAATAATTTCTACCGGCCTAGGTGCTTTAGTTGTTGTTATGGGGGCTTTATACGCTGCTTTTACAAGTTCAGAAGAGGGCCAAAAAAAGTGGGCCGCAGTTATGGAAGTTGTTGGGGCGGTTGTTTCTGTTTTTAAAGATAGGTTAGCTGCTTTAGGAAGTGGTTTAATTAGCTTATTTACGGAGCCTATTGAAACTTTAAAAGGTTTTGGTAAAAGTATAAAGGAATTTGTAATGGATAAGGTAGAACAGGCCGTTGAAGGTTTAGGCTTTATGGGTTCTGCAATATCAAAATTATTTAAAGGTAATCTTACAGGGGCCTTAAATGATGCTTCAAAAGGTGTTTTACAATTAAACAGGGCTTTGAATCCTGCGGTAATGATCGTAGAGGCAATGGTTGAAGGAACAAAAAAATTAGTAACAGAACTTACAAAGGAAGCCAAGGTTGCGCTAATGATTGCAGCAGACAAAAAAAAGGCCCATAAAATTGAAAATGAATTAATTACAGAAAGAGCAATTGCAGAAAGAGACAGGCAGTCACTTTTAGATAAGGCAGCAAAAAAAGACATTTATTCTGCAGCACAAAGAATTAAATTTTTAGAAGAAGCAGGAAAAGTTGAAGATAAAATTAATGAAAAACAAATAAAACTTGCAAAATTAAAACTTAAAACACAACAAGATTTAAACGAACAAGGTTTAAGTGATAAAAAAGATATTAAAGCAGAACTTGAATTAAAGGCGCAATTGATAAACTTAGAGACTCAAAGGCTTGTAAAAGCTAAACAGCTTTCTAGTCAATTAGTATCAGTTAGAAAAGAAGAGGCTGCAAGAATACAACAAATAGATGATGAGGCAGATGCGAAAGCGTTAGCAATTCAAGATTTTAAAGATAGTCTTAGAATAAAAGACAAAGAAAATAAATTTGCTGATATTGAGGCAGAAAGAGAAGACAGGATTAAGGAATTAGAAGAACTAAGGGTTAGCAAAACACTAAAAGAACAAATGCTTTTAGATATTGAAGCCTCTTTTAAGGAAAAGAAAAAGGTAATTGAAGATGAGGCAAAAGTAATTGAAGATGAAAAACTCGCTGCTTTTTTAGAAAAAGAAACAGAGGAAAAAGAAATTGCTTTAGAAGATGAAAAACAGGCTGCTTTAGATAAGGCAAAAAGGCTAGGCGCGTCCAAAAAACAACTGCTTCAGATTGAAACCAATTATGTTAATCAGATTGCAGATGCAGAAGATGCAGCTAATGATGCAAAATTAGAGATGGCTAAAAAAACCCTAGGTGGAATTGCGGCTGCTTTAGGTGAAAACTCAAAAGCAGGTAAGGCAGCAGCGGCTGCTTCAGCATTAATAAATACCTATCAGGGTATAACCGCCGAATTGGCTACAAAAACGGCAACACCTTTTGGTTTTGCAATGAAGTTGGTAAATATAGCTACAACTGCCGCTATTGGTTTTAAATCTGTGAAAAGTATTTTAGCAACAAACCCATCTTCAGGAGGTGGAAACGCTACTAATCCGGGGGCCGGTGCTGCGATGGCTACAGCAGAACCTGTACCTCCGCAACCGCCTGCTTTTAATGTGGTGGGGGCAAGTGATACTAATCAATTGGCCGATGCAATAGGAGGCCAAGCACAGCAACCTGTTCAGGCTTTTGTTGTTTCAGGTGACGTTACAACGGCTCAAAGTCTAGAAAGAAACATTATACAGGGAGCAACAATTGGGTAACAAATACAAAAATAAGTTTTAAATACGTTATAATGATATGCAAATAATAGAATTAGTTTTAGACGAAGAAAATGAAGATGCAGGAATTGACTGTATAGCAATTGTAGAAAATCCGGCCATTGAGTCCAATTTTGTTGCTTTAAAAAAGCAGGAATCTATACAACTTGCTGAAGTTGATAAAGAAAAAAGGTTATTAATGGGCGCATTATTAATCCCAAATAAACCAATTTATAGAAATGGCCCGGACGGAGAAGAATATTATATTTTTTTCAGTAAAGAAACTATTGCAAAGGCTTCACAAATGTACTTGCAAAATGGCAATCAATCAAATTCAAATATAGAACACGGAGAAAAAGATTTACAAGGTTTGACTTTAGTTGAAACTTGGTTGGTGGCCGATGAAAAAATGGACAAATCTAGAGTTTACGGAATCGATGTTCCTGTAGGTACTTGGATGGGGGCCGTTAAAGTCAATAATGAGGAAGTTTGGAATAATTATGTGAAAACGGGTAAGGTAAAGGCTTTTAGTATTGAAGGATATTTCATTGATAAAATGGAACAGAAATCAAAAGTAAAAGAGGACCTAGAATTATCTGAAGATTTAATGATTGACAAAATAAAAGACATTTTAAATAAAAAAAATTAATGGGTCAAGAAAAAAGAAAACCGGGTTTTATACCAAGTAGAACATCACCCACTAATAGCGGCAGGGCCTGTCTTTGTTGGGACACAAACACTTATTCTAGAAAATGTTGTGATGGCTCTATTCAAGCGCAAGGCATTGGAGTTATATCTAGAACAGACTGAAAATACAAAATCTAAATTAAAAACCGTTATATTAATAATTATGAAAAGTAAATTAAATCAAATTAAAGAACTTCTAAACATTCAGGTTAAACTTGAAGAAATGAAGTTAGAAAATGGTACTATAGTTAGTGCAGATTCTTTTGAAAAGGACAGCGAATTATTTATCGTTACCGATGATCAACAAGTTGCTATGCCTGTGGGAGAATATATTCTTGAGGATGGCCGTTTATTAGTTGTTTCTGAAGAAGGTATTATTGCAGACATTAGAGACGTTGCAGACGAAGCTACACCTAAAGAGGGTGAAGAAGTTACCGAAGACCTAGAAGAAAAAGAAAATTACGAAGGGGACCATCCGGAAGACGAAAAGAAAGAAGACGAAAAGGAATTGGAAGAAGAAGCAGATGTTGCAGATTGGAAGGGTATGGAAAAAAGGATCCAAAATCTTGAAGATGCAATTGCTGATTTAAAAGGTGATAAAGAATCTAAAATGGAAGAAATGCCGGAAGAGCCTAAAGTTGGTGAAGAGGTAAACGTTTTAAAGTCTAGAACCGTAAAAGAAGAATTTTCTGAAGTTTTAGAGCCTGCAGTTTCTTCAATTAAAGCAAACCCTGAATCTAAATCTGTTCAAAAGAAAAAAGTTGAATTTGTACACAATAAAATGGGTGCAACTACAATGGATAAAATATTACACAGATTAGCCAATAAATAATATAAACAGTAAAATAAAAATAAAAATGAGTAATTTAAAAAATGTAAAATTAGCAACAGCTACAAATATTACTACAACTTATGCAGGAGAATTTGCAGGTGAGTATATTGCAGCGGCTTTATTATCTGCATCAACTATTGATGACGGAGGATTAACTGTAAAAGCAAACATCGCTTTCAAAGAAGTAATTAAGAAATTAGCTACAGGTGCTTTAGTTCAAGCAGCGGCTTGTGACTTTTCACCAAACAGTTCTGTAACTTTAACTGAAAGAATAATTCAACCGGTAGAGTTGATGGTTAACCTTCAATTATGTAAATATGATTTCGTGAACGATTGGGAAAGTCAATCAATGGGCTTCGGTTTAGGTCAAACTTTACCTCCTAAGTTTTCTGACTTTATGATTGCACACGTTGCATCAGAGGTTGCACAAAATACTGAGTTTAATATTTGGCAAGGTGATACAGCAGCAGCTACAAACAATTCTTTTGATGGTTTTGAAAAATTAATCGCAACGGCAGTAGCAGCAGGAGATGTTCCGGCAGCACAGGCAATTGGTGGTGGTGTAGCTTTAACGGCTTTAAATATTATTGAAAAATTATCTGACGTTGTAACGGCAATTCCTGCACAACTTTATGGTAAAGAAGATTTGTTTATTTACATCGGAAGCAAAGCAGCTAAATTATACGTTCAGGCGTTAGGTGGATTTGCAGCAAATGGTTTAGGAGCAAATGGTGTTTCTAATATGGGTACGCAATGGTGGAACAATGGTTCTTTAACTGTAAATGGTGTAAAAATATTTGTTGGTCAAGGATTATCTGACGATAAAATGTATGCAGCACAACGTTCTAATTTATATTTCGGAACAGGTTTGTTAAATTCGACACAAGAAGTTAAGGTCTTGGATATGAGCGATTTAGATGCATCAAATAACGCGAGAATCGTTATGAGGTTTACAAGTGCAGTTCAATTTGGAATCGCTTCTGATATTGTTTCTTATACTTAGAATTAATTAATATTAAAAACAGGGTAGGTGGTTCGTCTACTTACCCTTTTTTTATTCAATACAACTTGTTGAAAATCAACAGTTTAACTAAAAAAAAATAAAAATTATGGCTTGTTTATTAACTACCGGTAGAAAAATTCCTTGTAAAAGTGGATTTGGAGGTATTAAAACCGTTTATTTTGCGGATTATGGCACAATTGCCTCAATAACACTTGACGCAGACAATTTAGCAACTATTGTTAATGGTTCACCTGCACCTGTTTGGTTTGAATATAATGTTAAAGGGGCTTCTAGTCTTGAAACTACTGTTACCTCTAGTAGAGATAATGGTACGACATTTTATACCCAAACATTAAATTTAACATTAACTTTCTTAGACTCTAAAACGCAAGCAGAATTGCAATTACTTGCAGTATCTAGACCTTATGCGGTAGTTGAGGACTACTACGGTAACAACTTCCTTTTGGGCCTTGAAAATGGTATGGAATTAACGGGGGGAACAGTAGTGACAGGAGCAGCTGCAGGAGATTTAACAGGTTTCACTTTGACGTTCGAAGGAATGGAAGAAAGAGCGCCTTATTTCTTAGCGGCAGCAGTTACGCCTTCAACAGATTTAATTGACCCAACACCTGCCGGAGTACCTGCTTAAAAAGCAATGTATTCTTTTAAATAAAAAAGCATCCAAATATGGGTGCTTTTTTTTTTGCTTATTGATTTTACAAATTGCTTGTTTTTTACCGTTATATAAGTAATGATTATATTAAAGACATCAACAACGGCACAAACAATATCAGTAATTCCAAGAGAATACTCGGATTCGTTTACTATGACTATCAGAGATGACAGTACCAATGTTACTAAACAATATGATATAACAGGTGCTACAACCTCGAATAATTACTTAAATTTTGATAATATATTTAACCCTGTCTTAATTAAAAATCATTACTTTGATTTAAAACTTTATATTAATTATAATTTTTGGAATACAAATTACAGTTTTTGGAATTTTTATGAGGTTAAATGGAACACAGACGATGGCCAAAATATAGATATTTACAATGACAAAATTTTCTGTACAGACCAAGACATAAACCAATTAAATGGCAATGATCACTATCAATTAAATAAAGGCGAATACGTACATTATAACGGATTTGATAATACATACCAAGTACCATAAATATGGAAGATAAAAGACTAAGGAATAACAAAGGTCAATTTAAAAAGGCTTCAAAAAGTTCAGAATTTGGATTTGTTAATTTAAGCACTTACACAAGCCCCGAAATTGTGGAGGTAAAAGGTGAGGATTGGATTCGTTACGGTAGTGATAACAACTATTTTCAGTTTTTAATCGATAGATTTAATGGCAGCCCAACAAATAATGCTGCAATTACCGGAATTTCTCAGGCTATCTACGGTAAGGGATTAAACGCCACAGATTCTAGTAGAAGACCAAATGAGTATGCTCAAATGGTTTCGATATTTAAAAAAGATGACGTTAGAAAACTTTGCTATGACTTGAAATTAATGGGTCAATGTGCAATACAAATAATTTACACTAAAGACAGAAAAAAAATAGCAAAAGTAGAACATTTCCCAATTGAAACACTTAGGGCTGAAAGAGCCAATAAAGATGGTGAAATAGAGGCTTACTATTATTTTGCAGATTGGCCAAATATAAAAAAGTCAGATACACCATTAAGAATACCTGCTTTTGGAACATCAAAAGAAAGTATTGAAATGCTATACGTAAAACCTTACAAATCAGGATTTTACTACTATTCTCCGGTAGATTATCAGGGTTGTTTACAATATGCTGAATTAGAAGAAGAGGTATCGAATTACCATATCAACAATATACGCTCAGGTTTAAGCCCTAGTATGCTTATAAATTTCAACAACGGAACACCAAACGAGCAGGAAAGACAATTAATCGAACAAAAAATAGCGGATAAATTCGCCGGGACCAACAATGCCGGAAAATTCATCATTGCTTTTAACGATTCTAAAGAAAGTCAGGCAGAAATTACACCGGTACAATTATCCGATGCGCATAACCAATATCAATTTTTAAGTTCTGAATGTTCTTTAAAAATACAGGTGGGCCACAGGATCGTTTCTAGTTTTTTACTAGGAATACCAACAGCAACAGGTTTTTCTTCAAATGCAGATGAGATTAAAGTATCTTCTCAATTAATGGATAATACCGTTATTAGACCTTTTCAGGAACTTTTAATAGATTCCTTTGATATCATACTCGCTTACAATAATGTTGCCTTAAACCTGTACTTTACGACCTTACAGCCCCTAGAATTTACTGAAGTAGACAGTAGTATTCAGGATAAAGAAACTATTGAAGAAGAAACGGGTGTTGAAATGGCAAAGTTAAGTTTAAATAAAATTGACGGTCAAGAGGTTTATAAAACAAAAGAAGAGGCTATTGCACAGGCAAAATTAATTGGATGCGAAGGTTTTCACGAAATGGAAATTGAAGGCGATATTTATTTTATGCCTTGTGAAAATCATACAGAATTAAAGGCACCTTGTTGGGACGGTTACGAACAAATAGGCACAAAAGAAAAAGATGGTAAAGAAGTACCAAATTGTGTACCATTATCAAAAGAATCTTTGTCTAGAACAGAAGAACATAGTTGTTCATTATCTAGCGATAAAACTCAATTTCTTTTAGGTTCTTTATCTTCTACCGGTAATAAAATTGGTGAAGATTGGATTCAGGTTGACGAATTGGAAGAAGAATCTAATTTATCAAATGAAGATTGGGCCAATTATTTAATACAGGAAAAACCAAAAAGTACTTTAAATAAAATAAAAGATGTTTTAGGTTTAAATCAAGATTACGTAACTAGCAAAAATAACGGGTCCGCTTATTCAGATATTGATTCTAAAAATGGGCTTTATAAGATAAGATATAAATATGCTTTAGGGGCTTCAAAAGGGAAAAATACTAGAGACTTTTGTTCTAATATGATGGATATGTCAGATGCCGGGATGGTTTGGAGAATTGAAGATATTGACCAAGCAAGCAGAGGTGATGTTAATGTAGAATTTAGACATAAGCCAAGTATTGAGTATAATATTTTTGAACTAAAAGGCGGTATTTATTGCCATCACAAATGGAAAAGAGTATTGTATCGAAAAGAATCGAATACTGAAGTTTCAAAGAATTTGTCTAATTACAAAAAAACTAGAACCATTCCTAAATCGCAACAAAGATTTCCTAGAGGTTCTGCAAAAGCAGCAATTGCAACAATAAAACAACCGGGTCAAGGTAGGTACCCATTATCTAGCGTTTCATTAAATGACAAAGGGCGACGAAATGATAAGACATAGAAATTCAAGTTTAAATATTTGTAATTAATAATATATAAAAAATGGCAACAGTACTATTTATAAACAGAACTGATCTTGTTCGTAATTCAATTATGGACGGAAATGTAGATACAGATAAATTTATTTTCTTTATTTCTACGGCGCAAAAAATACATATTCAGGAGTATTTAGGTACAAAAATGTATGATGGATTAACGGCTGCAATAGTTGACGGAATAGATAAAGCAGCAAATGCTAGGTGGAAGCTATTATTAGACGATTACGTAGTAGATATGTTAATTTGGTTTACTCAGGTAGATTACCTTCCGTGGGCTTCTTATCAATTACGTAATGGAGGTATGATGAAACACCGATCTGAAAATGCAGAAACAGTTTCAAAAGAAGAAATTGATTTTCTAGTAGAAAAAGCTAGAACAAATGCAGAATGGTATTCTAGAAGATTTATCGATTTTATGGGTTTTAATCAAACTTTATACCCGGAATATACAAATAATATCAATGACGATATTTACCCTAGTTATGATGCAACTTTTAACGGTTGGGTATTATGATTTACAAACCAAAAGAAAAAACTTTAGAAAAGCTAAGGGCTTATTTGAAAAAAAAGAATAGCATTAATAAATCAATAAATAAAACAAAAAAATTAAAGAATGGCAACTCTATTTAATACTAAAATATCTGCTACTTACGAGGGCTTATTAAAAACCATTGACAATGCGGCTATTTCTGCAACGTTAAGGGAACTTACAGATGGTTCGGGAAATCAATCAGGTTTGTTTTTAAACACATCAGGGGACTTTAAAGTTACAAGTGTACTAGAATGGGGTTCGCTTAAAGATACAGGTACAGGGGTTACGATTACACAATTTGTAACTGCTGCAAATGGTATTGAAAACTTTAATAATGATACAACACTACCGACAAGTGCTGCGGTAAAATTATACGTAGACACTAAATTTGCTACATCAGATACTTTACAGGAAGTTTTATCTTTTGGAAACACAACAAGCGGAAATAATATTGTAGTTTCTGCAAGTGATGACATTACGTTTACTGATTCAAGCAAAGCGTTATTTGGAAGTAGTCAAGACTTAGAAATTAACCACAATGGAACGGATAGTTTTGTTACTGACTTAGGAACAGGTGATTTAAGATTAAGAAGCGATAATTCTGTAAAAATTCAAGCCTCAACAGGTGGTAACAATTTAGCTACATTTACAAAGGGTTCAGGTGTCGATTTATATTTTAATAATGCAAAGAAATTAGAAACTACAAATACAGGTATTTCAGTTACAGGAATAATATCAAATTTAACAAATCCAATTGATGCTCAAGATGCTGCAACAAAATCGTATGTAGATGCTTTAGATGCAGGAAGTGATTTGGATATAACAGATGGTACAACTACAGGTGATGTAAACTTAAACACTCAAACGTTAAGCATTTTAGGAACTACTAATGAAATAGAAACGGTAGTAAGTGGGCAAGGTGTAACGATAGGTTTACCAAGTTCAATAAGTACTGACTTAGTTGGTAATGTTACAGGAAACTTAACAGGAAATGTAACAGGCGATTTAACGGGGAATGTAACTTCAACTTCTGTTCTTGCTAATGGAGTTACAGCAACAACACAAGCATCAAATGATGACTCAACAAAAGTAGCAACAACTGCTTATGTAAAAGGCTTAGATAATGCTTCTGATTTAGATTTTAGCGGAGATAGTGGAAGTGGGGATGTTAATTTAAACACACAAACTTTAGCGGTAACAGGTACAACAAATCAAATAGAATCGACTGCATCTAATCAAGGGTTGAATTTAAAATTTCCAACCGCAGGAGTTACTTTACCGAATGGTTCTTTAGCTACTACACAATCGGCAGGAGATAATAGTACGAAAATTTCTACTACTCAATACGTAGATAGTTCTGCAGCTTTGTATTTACCTTTAGCAGGTGGAACAATGAGTGGAAATACTATCCATAATGATAACGTAAAGTCTGTTTATGGAACAGGTAGCGATGCTCAGGTTTATCACGATGGTTCTAATTTTTATGCAAATAATACAACAGGTCAATTAAATATAGACCAATCGGCAGTAACACAATCAATAGTATTTAAAGTATCAAATGCAAATGCTCTAGATACAACTGCATTGATAATCAATAGAGAAGGAGATTTAATTACAGGTAAAGATGTAACCATTGCAGGAGACCTAACAGTAAATGGAACGACTACAACGGTAAATTCACAGACTTTATCAGTAGATGACCCTCTTATATCACTTGCAATTAATAATGCCGCAAATAGCCTTGATATTGGTTATTACGGTAAATACAATGACGGTACTACAAGGTATTTAGGTTTATTCAATGATGCTTCAGATAGTAATAAATTCAAGTTATTTAGAGGTACAACAGTAGAACCTACAACGACAGTTAATATTGGCGGTGCAGGATATTTAGCAGCAGATTTAGTTGTAGCAGGATTAGAAGGAACTTCAGTAGTTTCAACAGGAAGTATAATTGCAGCATCAGGCAATAGTGGGCAAATTACATTATCTGCAAATTCAATAGGAAGTACTAATAATCTTGTTATTTCAACAGCAGGTGGAGGTTCTAATATTGAGATGTATAATACTGAAATGTATTTTGATGGGAATACACAATATTTTAGACCTGCAAATGCATCATCAACATATTTAACTCTTAATTCTACAAGTGCAACTTTTGCAGGAGATGTAACAATAGAAACAGGAATTGATTTAGAAAGCGGAACTTTAGTAATTAAAAATTCCACAGGCGATGCTAGTGGTTTAAAAATATTTCAAGATTCATCAGATGCTTCTAAAATATACAACAATTATAATGGAACACTACAATTAGGTACTAATAATGTCACAAGGTTAACCATAGATTCAACAAGTGCAACTTTTGCAGGAGATGTAATAGTTCAAGGGACAAGTGCAGCAGGGTATGTAAAATTATCAGGAGATGGGAATGGAGCAATTTATACCTCTAATGGAGATATGCAGTTTTTTACTAATAATTCTGCTTATGCTACTAAATTCTATTCAGCTAATAAGGGTTCTACGTTAGTAACAATTTTAGATAACGGAACTACAACTTTTGCAGGAAATGTAAATACAGGTAGATTATTTGTTGAGCAATCAGGAGCAGATATTATTGATATGACAAGAACAGGTGTTGGAACTTATAGGTTTGCAATATCAGGTAGTGATGCATTCAGTTTATTTGATGTTGGGGCAAATGCTGACAGGTTAACAATTGATACATCAGGAAACGCAACTTTTACAGGAGATGTAACGCTAACAGGAACAGGAGATAAAATCTTAGACATATATAGAGATGGTGGTTCAGGTCATTCAATAAGATTACATTCAGAGGGTGTTTCTTGGATTGATAATAATAATAATTTTGGTATTGGAACAGATAGTCCATTAGGTAAATTACAAGTTACTTTACCTGCTTATGATAACGAAGATACTAATTCTCAACAAGCAATTTTTGGAGTTGATAATGGAGGCGGACTTAGGATAGGGTATAATGAAACAAGCAACAAGGGTTATATAAATGTTTTAAAACCTGCGGTTGCTTGGGGGAGTTTAGTTTTACAGTCAGGCGGCGGAAAAGTAGGTATTGGAACGACTACACCTACAGGTGATTTGAGCGTAGGTTCTACCACCACTTCATCAGGAGACATTCATTTACGCACATCTAAAACAACAGTAACACTTACTCCTAGCAACGTAGCAGGAGGCGGATTTAATATTGATACAGGGTTTGTATCAGGTGGTCAAGGACCGATGACTTTAAGTATAGGTGGTGCAGAAAGAATGCGTATTACTTCAGCAGGAAATTTGCAATTAAAGGGAACAACTCCAACGTTAGACTTTTTCAAAACATCGGCAGGAGATGTTTTAGCAAATATAAAAGTAGAAAGCGGAGCAGGTACGGGAGGTAAATTTACTATACAAACAAAAAGAAACGGAAATACCGCACTAGATGCTTTAGTAATTAATGA